TGCTCGTCAGCAAGGGCGATAAACCGACGACCGTCAGCAACCAACGAACCAAGGAGCTGTGCAAGGGTGGCCGACGGCTCTTTGTACGGCAGTGGGACCAGAGCATTGCGGAGGTCCATGCCGGGCGCGTCGATTTCGCGCCATTCGCCGGGTTGGATCGGGCTGTCGTTGTCCCGGACACGGATGCCCTTGGCCTTGAAGCCCGCAGGCAGGTTGGCAAGGGTGCCTGCGTCGATGAGCTGGCGCAGGATGGACGTGGCCGAGCGGCCGAGGCCGCCGATCATGTGGATGATGCCGAAGCCGTAGAAGCCAAGGCCGGGCATGAACTTGTAGTGGACAAAGTACTGACGCTTGCGCTTCAGCGGGTCCATCTCGCTGTAGTTCCGCTGAACAGACAGAACCTTGTTGGACGCCTTGTCCACGGTCACGATGTAGGGGAGCCGCAAACCTGTTGGGTTTCCGTCCGGACCGATGTCCTCGAACCCTTCGATCTCAAGCTCTGCGTGGAACTCCAGCAAGGTGCGGATGTCATCCGAGAAGCTCTTCGAGCGACCGTCGATGTCGTCCACCTTTTCCTTGACGATGTCCGTAGCGTCTGTGGTGCTGTCCCCGCCAAGGTCGATGTCGCGGTAGACGCCGGAGAGCTGCATCCGGCGCATGTCGTTGCCCTGCATCTTGAGCACATGTGTGGCGCGGGGCGTCGTTTCCAGATCGACAGCCGAATACGGCACGACCAAGTCCTGAGCGGGCACGAACTCCGAGACCTCGCGGCCGCGGACAGGGTCAAAGTAGACCTTTTTGAAGGTCGAGCCAGACAGGGGTAAATAGAACAGCATCTGGTCCATGCCCGGGTCGTACTCGGTCATGACCTCCATGATGCGGTAGTTCATGAAGTTCTTGACGCGCCCGGCCTGCGCCTCAACTTCGGGGCTCTTGGCCCCAATGATCTGGGTCTTTACCGGACCGTGTGCAGGCAAAAGCTCCTTGTACGCCTGAGCTTGGAACTGGGTCACAGACTCCGAGATGAGCGGATGGGTGACGCCAGATGCGCCGTCAAACGGCTCGGAGCGCTCTTCGTACTTGATGCCCAACAGATCGAGGCCCTTGGCGTAGGCTTCTTCCCACTCCTGACGGGACTGGAGGTCGTCCTCGTAGGCGGCGTTGAGTTCGCTTGCGATTTCGCGAAGCACCGACTCATCGATGAATTCGGCAAGGTTCGCGCCGTGTTCGAGTGCGGCAGCGTCAATGCCGTCCACTGGATCGTCTTCAAGGAGAGCTTGGATCGTGACCCCGCCGTCGGCATTTTGGATGACCTCGGCACCGCCCGGGAACTCCATCGGAGCATCAACCGGAATCTCGACGCCGGAAGTGAGGTCGTCGGCCAAGACGGCTCTGTCAACGATTGCCATCAGTAGTACTCCCGTTTCTTGCGGTACTGGGGCTCAGAGGAATCCTCCTCCCCGTTCAGAGTGACAAATCCGCCCTGCCTGAATCGCATAAGGGCCAACGTCATGCTATCACAAAAGTCATCGTGGTCGCCAGATGGGAAAGAGGTGACCTCTTCGATGACGTCCTCGGCAAAGGACTTCTCCATCGGTGCCCAGACGCGCCCGGCCTCGAAGAGCGGCGCAACCAAGTGCATGCGGGTGTTCTTGTCAAAGCCGCCCTTGCCTCGGCGGCCGGGGCTGAAGGTCAGCGCGGAGATGCCTCTGGCCCGGAACTCGTCCACCAGCGGCTGGCCCGTGGCTTTGGCTTCCACCAAGACCATGTCCGGCTCCCAATATTCGTGTTCCTCCCACGCGACCTCTTTTAGCTCGGGGAAAGACCACCGCCCGCGCTTGGCATCGAGCAAAATGAGCGCGTCAGGCTCTCCTTCGACAGGCGTAAACACGCCCCACGTCGTGATGGCAGAGTAGTCGGCCGTTTCCTTCTTCGAAAACGCCGTATCGTAGGCCTGCATGACATAAGACAGGTTCGGAACCTTCTCTTTGTCCCAGTTTTTCCACCAATCCTTGCGGATGATGGCGGATTCCGACGAGGTGGGCTGCTGTTGCCACTGCGCGGACCATTTTGGCAGCGGAAGAGCCGCCTTGACGCGCAAAAGTTCGTCTTTTTTCCAAAATTCGGGCCACAGAGGGGTCCCGGAAGGCAAAATGGCCGGAAATTCGACCACTTCCCACTGATCGGCCAGCACATCGTTGCCCTGAGCGGCCAAAAGACGGCCCGTAAGGTCCTGCGTCTTGTTCCGAGTGCGGGTCGTCGATGATGAACAAATCGGCCCCGCGGCCGGTCACGGCAGCGCCGACGCCCGCCGCAAAGTATTCCCCACCCTTCTCCGTGGACCATCGACCGGCCGATTTCGAGTCTTCCTTGAGGACCGTCTTCGGAAACACCTCTTTGTAGGTGTCGGAGTCGATCAAATCTCGGACCTTGCGGCCAAACCGGACGGCCAGTTCGGTGTTGTGGGTGGCTTGAATGATCTTGAGCTTTGGATTCCGCCCCAAAAACCACGCAGGCATGAGGTAGGATGCGAATTCGGGCTTCGAGTGACGAGGCGGCATGTTGATGATGAGCCGCTTGATCTCGCCCCGGGCCACCGCCTCGAGCTTTTCGGCAATGATGCGGTGATGGCGGCCCTCGATGAAGTTCTCGTAGACGTGATGCACGAAAGGCATAAACGTCTCTTGGGCTTTTTCGCGCACTTCTTGGGCCCGACGCCCTTCCAGAAGCTCCAGATACTCCTTCAACGCCTCGTCGGGCAGAAGTTCAAACTTCGACACTGTCGATATCCTTGCGGCAACCGGGTTGGCTGGTCGTTATATAAGACTTGAAAGTCCGAAGTTTTCAAGTGCCGCGCCACGCTCTGGGCGTCTACGGGCGCGCGGGCTGCTTTGCGGCGTCGTCGTGGGGACGCAGCTGCCAGTAAGTGGGTCGTACAAAGTCCCCGCCGGGCAGAAATCGGCCTCCGAACTTTGCAGCATCTCATAGGCCGTGGAGAGGTCTTCTAGGGGGTCCCTACCTTCTACGGCGCTTCCGTAGGTTAGCTCCTGCTGACCAGACATGGGCGACATCCCGGTGGACGCCCCGGAAGGACCCGAAGGGGAGCCAGAGAACTTGGAGGCATAATCCAGAAGGCTTGTGCCGTTGGAGTCCTGCGGATTGTATTCCCCGCCAGAGGTCAAGAAGCGCTTCATCCCGGTCTTGCCGCCAAGATGGGCCATGGCCTTGAGGGCTTCCGGCGTCATCTTCACGCCACCGACGTCCTTGTCGATGTAGTAGTCGAGACCTTCGTTGATGACATAGTCCATGATGTCACCTTCGTGCCAAGCCTGCGCGTCCTCTTGGACGGTCGGCATGGCAAGGAACTGCTCCATGGAGTAGCTTGTGCCTTTGGCCTTGTTGTAGTCGGCAAGGCGGGATGGGCCCCACTGGTACTTGCCAGAGTAGCCCTCGTCGTTGACGACGCCGTAGCGGCCCCCGCTTTCGGAAAATCCGAGTGCCTCTCTAAAAGTCTCGGCCATGGGCCCTCTAGCCTCGCTTCTTGGACATCCCAGCTTCAGACAACGCAATCGCGATTGCCTGCTTTCGGCTCTTGGCCTTCGGGGCCTTCTTGGGGCCCTTCGGGTCTTTTCCAGAGTGGAGCTTGCCCTCCTTGAACTCCCGCATAACCTTGGCGATCTTGGAGGACGCACCCATCAGCGGAAGCCCCCGAACATCGAGGCAAGGCCCTGAGGCATGCCGCGAGGCATCTGGCCACCCATCATGCCGCCCATCGGGCCACCCTGCGGACGAGGCATCTGGCCGCCCATCATTCCGCCCATCGGGCCACCCTGCGGACGAGGCATCTGGCCGCCCATCATGCCGCCCATCGGGCCACCCTGCGGACGAGGCATCTGGCCGCCCATGTTGGGAGGCATAGTAGGCGTGAAGGTCGGGGGCATCTGGCCACCCATCATGCCGCCAAACAGTTGAGAGGCCATCTGCCCACCCATCTGGCCGAAACCGCCCTGCGGGCCACCCATCATCCTGTTGCCCATGGCTTGTTGCTGCATGATTTGCTGCTGTTTTTGGGCACTAATGGGCTGTCCAGTGGCGGGATCAATGTCCTGCGAAAGCTGGCTAGTGGGCATAGGCACCACGCCCGGAGCAGCCATGCCACCCTGCGGAGCCATCTGGCCGCCCTGAGGACCCATCGGATTTCCCTGCATTCGGTTGCCCATCATCTGTTGGGCAATCTGACCCATGCCGGGCGGAGGCATCTGACCCATTTGACCGCCCATTTGCTGAGGCGTCCGGCCACCCATGAAGGCAGGGCCGCCCTGCAGCTGCGCGCCACCCGGCTGTCCCATCATCGAGGCAATCCCGCCAGCAGGCATCCCGCCCATTTGACCACCCTGCTGGCCACCCTGCTGGCCACCCTGCTGTCCCATCATGTTAGTATGTCCCCGAGAATTTGAAGCCCGAAACCTGCTGCTTGCCAGTCTGCGGCAAAGCTACGCCCTTGGTGCCCGGATAGTCCAGCTCGGACATCTTGGCGTCGTAATCGGCCTGCGCGTTTGGCGTGGCCTTGGCAGCGCCCTTGATCGGGGCATCCTTCAGTTTTCCAACGGTCTTCATCATTTTACCCCTATGAATCTGCTGCCACGGCCCGGCATCATGCAGCCGCGAACCGCCCCGCCCTTGAAAAAGGTTTCCTCGACGGTGACCTTCTTGACCCGACGCTTA